TTGTTAAATAAGATTTATTAAATTCTTCATCAGAAAGAATGCGAAGAGATCGATCTACTATTGTAGGTCTATTTAATCCCAATGGAACTTCTTGTGCAGGCTGAACTGGTAAGGATTCCTTAATAGTTGGCTCGGCGGGTGCAGCTTCTGGAGTGGTAATTGCTTTCGCTAATTCAATCTGTTGCTTCTCTGCTTCTGCTACTGGATCAGCGGATTCAACGATACTATCTACTTGGCCCTGTGCTGCCGCGAGGATAGCTTCTTTCTCTTTCAGTTCCAGCTTCAGCTTCTGTGCTATTGGATCACTTGATTCGATAGCTTGTAGGACTTGCTTGGTATCTGCGATTTCTTGTTCTAACTTTTGCTTGTTAGCCAGCACTGCTTTACCCTGCGGATTATCGTTTCCGATAAAAAGGTTCTCAGCTTCTTTGTTTGCACTCTCCGTAATTTTGGCTTCTGCGATTTGCTCTGGTGTGAATGGTGCAGCAATAGTAGTAGCTGCTGCGCCTGCCGCACCACCAATCAATGCTTCACCGATAGCCTGTTTAGGATTAACCTGTATTCCCTTCTTGGTTTCTACAGTCTCGCCAACTTGCTGAATCAATGCGTCTACTCCTTCTGGAACACCTTCGCCTAAAAATGAAGATGCAAGGCGTTTAGAAAAAGAACCAACTGCCTTCTCGCCACCCGGAAGATACTTAGCTCCGAAAGCATTTAACAAACCAGAACCAGCAGCGGTAACAATAGCGTATGCCATGTCCTCATCAGTTGGTTCTGTGTAACCATTATTCTTAGCTCGTTCCAATGCAACTGGGCCAACAACTTGTGCCGCCTCAGTCAACGCTGGGCCTGCAAATGCACCCGCTGCTGCACCAGCAACAGCACCCCCACCTCCACCTATTAACCCGCCAAGACCACCACCAGCAACTGCACCAACAATGCGTGATCCAATGCTCATTAGAATCTGACCAGTCTGTTCAGCAACCGCTCTTGGTGCATACTGAGGGGCAAACCCTGCAATCTGGAACTCACCTTCTTGTGGCTCCATGAATCTTTGACCAGCAGAAACATAACCTTCTGGCTCTTGAATTGCACCCTTCAATGCTGTAGCTACTGCGGGGAATCCAGCAACTTGTGCCGTCTCACCCATAGCTTCAAGCGGTTGACCAAATGATTGCTTCAGTGCCGCTGGTATTTGCGAGATTTCTTGACCAATAGAAGTGCCTACTGGTTCTAAATCTTTTTCTGATAAAACTCTAAATGGTTTACTCGGATCAAAACCAGTTAATTCCGCTTCAGGAATAATGCTGAATGGTTGGGTTGGATCAAATGCCATGACATTATTGTATAGCTACCCATTTTCCGTTTGTAAACTTATATCTTTTGCCGCCTTGTTCAGCAACAGTTCCTTCCGCATATTGAGCTTGACCAGATGGTTTCTGAAGATTTTTTGATGCAGACAAATTCAATCCTGTAGAATCAGCGATAGCTGGAACAGTTTGGATTGTTTGGATCATCTCATATTGATTTTCAGTAATTAGAATAGGTGCTGCACCTTGCCTTGGGATAACAACAAATGGGAACTTCTTTATTTCATCTTCAGAGTCGGATTGAGATGGAGCCAATGTCGCATTCAAGATGCCACCATTTTGCTGAAATATTTCCTTGAATGTAGGAAGATCAGCAGCGGGGCGTTCTTTAGATAGTTTGGATGAAGAACTTCTAACTTTAGAAATAAACTCTTGGTTGTCCTTATATTGTTGTTCTCCAACTTTTACAAAGTCTTGAGAAAATGTTTTACGAACAGTTGGATCATCATTGGTTCCACTCGCAGTCATCTTGATGCGAACTTGTTCATTTACTTTAGGAACGCCGATGCTCCCAATATCAATTCCATATTCACCAAGATCAACTTTTGCTTCTTCGTATTTAGAAGCACCCGGATCAAATGCTATGGATTGATTTGCAGCTTGAACTTTTTGCTGCGGTGGCAACGCATTAAATCCAGCAACATTAGCAACTGACGCTTGCTTATATGTAGGCAATTTAGCGAAATCTTGCTGTGCTGCTGCCGCTTCTCTTGTTGGCCCAGCCATATCTGGCTGTTGCATCTTAAATGGTTTACCTTCTGCGCCAAGTTGCGCCGCTCGTTCTTCTGGAGTTAATGCAGGCTCCATTGCTGGCAATCCAGACATTTCATCTACTGGCATTGCAAGATCGGGTTGGTCTTCCATTCCCATTACTGCTTGCTCTGCTGCTTGCGCCCCAGATAGCATTCCTTCGTTTGTTGCATCGCCACCATACCTCGCGTTATACATATCTTCACGAACGCGAAGTTGTTCTTTCCTCAAGTAATCATTTGCCGCAAACTGATTCATTTTTAGTCCAGCTTCCAATGCTGGCATCATAAACGGATTTTGCAAAATAGATGGATCAGTCAAGAATGGCATCAACTTCGCATACGCTTCACCAGTCTGTCCTTGTCCTGCAAGCTGCATCGACTCTTGCATACTCTGTTGAAACATAGGTAGCATCTCCTGCGCTTGCTTCTGCTGCTCGCGTTGAGCCAAAGCTTGTCCTACATTCTGACCAAGTTTAGCCAAAGAATCTCCAACCCATGCGGTAGAGTTCGATGTGCGGTTGGTTCCTGTCATTATGAGTTCTGCGATAGACATGGTTCTTAATATGGTGATTTAAATTGTGATTGAGGAACTGCAACTGGTCGATCACTCAATGATCCAGTAGTTGCATTGCCTCCTTGGTAAATTCTACTTCCAGCAACTTGACCATACCGATCTCCTGTTGTTTGGAAAGTGTATGGTTGATTATAAAGTGGCGTTGCTCCAACTCCTGTTCCAGACCCTCCCATTCCACCAAGCATTTGAGCATATCCACCCATACCTCCACCAGCACCACCTGCGGCTGACGCTCCACCAATTGCACCACTATAACCCATCAATGCCCCAGAGGTAGCTTGTCCAATTTGCTGCACACCTTGGCCGACTGCTTGCTGTGCAGCGTAGCTTGCGGCGATGTTTTCTTTGTTTGCTCCGTAGATGTTCTCGTAAACGCCAGAAGTCATTCTTGCCTTTTGCAATCCTACTTCCGCTGCTGCCGTTTGGAATCCAAGTTGAACTCTACCTACATCCAATGGGTCTGCTGTAAATGCTCTTGCCAACTGCTGCCAATTCATTGCTGTGCCTTGAATTGCAGGAACCGCTGCCAATCCTTGTCGTTGAAGATCAAGTGAGGTTAAACCAAATTGTCTTGGGACTAATGCTTGTGCCGCTTGGAATCCACCAGTCCTACCTGCCGTTGCTGGGTTAAATCCCGCACCGCCAAACTCAGCGATGTTTCGCATGGTTTGCTTTCTGACATCTTGTGGTATTTCTCCACGCAAGTATTGGTCAGTAACACCCATCGCTTTATTAAGTTGTCCAACTGATCTTGCTCTTAATGCTGCTGCTCCGGGCTGAAACTTTTCTACTTGCTGTCTATTGTATTCTGAAATCCGTGCAGCATCACCGATCATTGCTCCAATGTCATATACTGGAGCCTCAACCGCATTAATCATTCCTTGGACTTGGCGTTGTCCTTTTTTATATGCTGCCGCTGCTCGACCCTGCGCTCTCTTAGCTCTATCTGCTGCTGACATTGAAATACCAGCAGCAGTTCCAGCAGCAGCTACAGCTACCACACCAGCAGCAATAGCAAATCCGCTAGAGTGAAACATCATTGAATGTTTATCGTTGCCTAAATGGTCTGGTAAAAGAAATCTCATTTGATTAAGTCGGTTCGGTTATGCCGCCACTTCTGCACCCTTGGGTCTTCCTTGGCGATGTGGGGATTAAAGTCTCTTGAAGTGATGCTGTCAATAATTTCGTCTGGATCAGTTAAATCTGTGACATGGCAGGTAGTCCAGATTGTGTCTTTATGAGTAGCCAGCAAACGCCTTGTTCCTGCTTCTGTGATGCCGCTGTAGCCTGTTTTGTAGCGGTGGGCAGGGATACCATGATACCAGACAGTCACATCACCTTTCATCACGAAGAAGGGATGGGTTGTCAGATGAAGCAAACTTGTGAGAATCGTATCCTTCGGCATATAGATTTCCCGAATATACATACCCGGAGTAAACCTATGCACGAGCGGACATTCCCGTGGAGGTAGTTTCAGAATCTCCAAGTCCATCAAGTTAAGCTCGTAGTTTGGATCACCATATCCAATTACGCTCTTTGCTTCAATCTTGTCTGGAATTGTTAAATTCATCGATACATGAAGTAATCGTTAGGTGTTGGCGATAGTATATCAGCACCGATTAGGTTGTCTGCTCTGCTATAGTTAGCAAAGCGGATTGGTGCGGCGGTTGGAATCTCTACGTTCTCCATTTCTTTCTCTTGCTCCTGCACGGCCAATGATAGGTTGCTCAAGAACTCTTGCGCCTTTCGATTCTCACGCGAGTTCAATGCAAGAACCGCATAGATCATTGCATCTGGAATGAACTCAACCAACTCTTTCGGATCACTTAGATCAAAGTATTTCTTCGATGCGTAAAGAGTAATACACTCGCACGTCCTTGGTGCTTTGAACCTACGAAAGGTAGGATGAGCATCGTTCGGTTGATAGATTGCTATGAGAGTCTTTGCTTCCAATGCCGTATCGTAGGCATACACACGAATCCTACCTTTAGTAACTGGCTTGGTTACTGACCGAATCCCCTTCACAAGAAGATCGGACTTAGCCAGCGTTGGAGGATTGGCAGTAGTTACCTTAACCTTGTGGTAGGTGTCATACTGGTCTTGCGCTTCAAACATCAACTCTACGCCGATGTCTTCAGCTTCCTCGGCCATTACCCCGATTTGGTATGGATGAGTAGTATAATCACGGAAGAGAACGTGGAGTCCTCCTACTTCTACAATTCCTCTATGGCATGAGTTCCCTGCTTGCAGAGCAAAAGCATTGGTCGCATTAAACCATTCATCTGCGAGGCTGGCTGATTCATCCCCGATCCAAGCAAGTTTGATTTGCTCATAACGGGCTGGAAGCGTGAAGCAATCGTTCACACAGCAAATTTGGACATACTCTTCTTGAGTAGTCCATGCTCGCTTATTCCAGAGTAGTCGCCTTGCTTGGTTTACGGCTTTGACTCCGCGCTCGTATGAACAAGTGCCAGAGTCTCCGACGAACCCCTTCACAAGCTCTACCATCTCTTCGAGGGTATCAGCCATAGGGATTATCGTTACCGATAATTATTTTTGGTAGCCTTGCTTGGGAGTGCCAGCAGTCGTGTAGATGCTTGGCTTCTTTTTTCCCAAGTTAGGCATATTGCCCATGCCTTCACGGATCATGCCGCGAGTTGGTGAGCCGCCGCTTACGAGTTTAGGATCGGTTCCTTTTAGTGGTGTCATATGTTTATGTTTTTGTTTACCCCGGATGTATTGCCGTCCATCGAAGGGAAGTTACGGTTGAAGGATTATCATTGATTCGGATTGTGAATCCAGTCGTTGTTTGTCCTGTGGCAAGAATATATTTACCTGCTGCTGCACTTGTCGCAGTTCCAACAGGCTGAATGCTAACGCCATAATTTGCGCTTGGTAAAGATGAAAATGAAATTGCTTCAGTGCTGTCTCCGGCAGGGATGCCAGCAACTCCAGTCCTAACGCGAACCAAGTCACCTTCAAGCGCATCAACGCGAGTATCCAGCGCATCAATTTCATTTTGCTGCGTTTGAAGCTGACCGTTAATTGTAGTAATTTGTGCTGGAGTTACATCACCAAGCCCCGGCACAAGGATGGTTCCATTGGAAAGAACCTCATCAATGAATGTTTGGAATACATTCTGCCAGTTTCCAGTTGGACAAAAATCATCTGGAACATTTGGGAATGTAATTGCAGGAGATGAATCGGCGTTGTCCATAGTTTAATTTACGATATTGTATTCCCAATATTTCTCTTGGCAACACAAAAATGGTTCACACTCTTGATTTTCTTCTGGGCAGTCACCAACTGGAGAGTCATCGTTGTTCTTGATGTTTGCCATCAACCTTACTCTGTCAACTGTAGCCGCTCCAGTTAAAGTAACTCTAATCTGAAACTCGCTTCCCTCTACAGATGGGATACCCGCCAAATCATTACACTCGCTTGGATCTGGCGTGTTAAACTTGTAGCGTTTGTAGCGATTACCGCCTTGTTGCGGGAAACATTCAGTTACTTTAGGCGAGCATGGATCACAACCAAATGTCGTAGGCACTTTCAGTTCTGACCAGCATGGATTGCTATCTGCGCGGAATTCAACATAGCTTTCTACTTCACCCTTAATCTCACTCATCCACATTTCTCCACCAGTAATTTTCTTGCGAAGAAACTTGTTTGTAGCCCCGCTTCGGTTGAAGTCATACCTGCCAGTGGTGAAGAAGGATTCAATCTGCCTTGTTCCATTCGGGCCGTAGTCGTCGCCTTGGGTTATAGTAAACTCGTAAAGTCGATTCTTGTTGTCTGCGTCAAACGAGAATCCAAATCCACGCTTCTCACCTTGGATTAGTGCAGACAAAAGTTGAGTTGGTCTAATGCCTGTCCAGACTCCATTCCAACGAAATTGAAGTTGAGCGTCTGGAGCAGGCGTTGAAGATTGGTCGAGGTCTAATACTACCATTCCGCGATGATACCTATTCAGTCCTTCTACGCCTTCTGCTCGGTAGGTCTGTGGCGCAACTGTACTGATAAGGTAGTTGTTGAAAAACATCGTAGAAGCAAATTGCTTGAGCCAAGGAGTATCATTCGATACCCACTTGTTCACATCTCTCGATAGTTTACGAAGTGAGAAATATCGCGCAAATTCAGATTGGCTATTTGAATAGAACGCCCAACCATCGTGTGATCTAAACCAAAGCTCTGAATTGGCTAATCCTAAATATGGCGATGTGCATCCGCGCCCAAGGAGTGAGATGCGTTGGATATTTGATGTGTTCCATTCTGACCTTGGAAGAGAAACATCCATTGAGAATGCTCCTGCGCCAGTTAGAATGACAAGCTCACCTTGGCCGCGCAAGTTAGTTCCAATCTGTGGCATGACCTTCATGCCCGTGATATTCCCCATCATGGCTGGAGTTGAGAACGCCCCGCCCTCTGCCCAGTATCCAATCTCCGTGAAGTTCTCGGTATTGAGCGTATTGGTAAACCCATTTCCGTAGATAATGTCTGAAGCGTAAATCTGATTGAATTTGTTCGATACAAATACTCGGCCAAACGCATACTCCATGATCGTGCCAATCGGCATTTTCTTTTGAAATGGGTTTAGCCTACGAGCAAGTTCTTTTACTTTCCCTGTTCCAGTTGCTACTCCAGTAGCTGTAAATGTAACTCCGATTGTATTTGATGGCGCACCAACCAATGTAAAATCAGTTGTTCCCACTTCTGTTATTTCGTAAAGTTGCTCAATTATTATTTGAGTTGCCTCAATTGGATTTAACATCCCTCCCCAAGTTATAGGATTCTGATAACCATTTTGGATATACAGACGATCTTCAGCTTGCACAAACCATGTGTGCATCATGCCCGGATCATTCCCCTCAATCAACTTGTAGGCGTATGCTGTATTGTTTACTATCTTCAAAAAGTAAATAACTCCAGATACTGATAAAACCATTCCGTCTGATGAACCATACTTTACCGCTCGATATGGATATGCCCCTTGGAAGTTTCCATTCTGAATATCGTTAACGATAGTCTCAGATTCTCCCGATCCTGCAACTATTGGGATATTCCGAATACTTGGTCTGGTTCGGTTAATCCCACCTCGGAATGTTCTATTCACCGACTCTGATACTACAGACTCTGGTAAATACGATGGATGAGTATCAGCATCTTGCGCGATGATACTTGTGAACCCATCAAAGACTGATCCTTCAGATGGCATTAGTTATAGGCTAGTCCAAGTTGTTCCATTATATACGCAGAGTCTATTTAAGTCTGTGTCGTATACCATAAGTCCATCTGGTGGAGTAGAAATAGCATTTTTTTGAGCTGTCGTCATTCTTGGAGGTAAGAATCCTTTAGTTGTGCTATCAAGTTGAAGAATAGCATTTGAATTTGGGGCGGTAGTTCCAATTCCAACATTACCAACATTGTTTACTGTAAGTCTTGTTGTAACTGAGCTTGCTGATCCAGTTGATTTTACTGCATTTGTTCTTAATGAAATCTCACCATCTGGACCAAGACCGATTTGCGCTGCACCCGTTTGGCTATTTGCATTGTAACTAACCCATGTTGACGCAGGAGAACTTGCCCTATACCCATTTGAAGTTAGATTTATTTCAAAACTACCTTCAGTAGCTAATTGACCAAGATCACGAATTGCATGACCATCATCATTAACCCAATGATTGGATGGCATATTAAACGAACCTGATCCCGTAGTAATTATATCTTGAGAACCAAAATTAGGGTTAATCTTTGTTCCTGCAATCGCGGCGGTAGCGGATACCTTTGCATTTGTTATGGAGGAATCAGCAATTTTTGCTGCGGTTACATTGCTATCAACAATTTTTGCAGTTGTGATTGCATTATCTACAATCTTCGCAGTAGTGATTGCGTTATCTACAATGTAGTCAGTTTCTACTTTTCCAAATTCAACTGTTCCAGTAGATGACTTTTTAAGAACATTTGTATTATCTCCATTTGTCCAAGTCAAATTAGCAGCACCATCAGTCTTCAAAACTTGTTGGGAAGCTGGAGTCTGAATTGTCTTTTGACAAGCGGCAGAGTCTTCTACTACCAATCGTTTTCCATTGGCAGTTGTTTCAAGTGGTTCACACAACAACGGAAATTCCGAGTCGCATGGTGGGCATGGTGTGCAATAGCTCATATTATTTGATTTCTACAATAGACTTCGATCCATCTGCGTTTAGAACTACTTCCTCATCTTTTTCTACAACGCCTTCTGGAAGTGGATTATTTACATTTCCTTCATCGTCAATTTTGTAATCCCATTCACCTATGTTTATTAAAACATCATTAAGATATATAGTTTTCATATTATTTTGCAACCCATCCTGTATTTCCTGTTCCAGTTTCCTTAACCCACAATGTAGCTCCCGTGCCACCAACTGTACTTGTATACATACTTCCCGGCGATGCTGTAATATTTGAGTTTGGGTTGCCAAAAGCACCGCTCTCCCAAAATACATTTGTCATCGTGTAATATTGAGCGGAATTAGAATCAACGGCAATTTTGCCTTTTGTAGACCCAGCTTGTCTGAAAAAGATCAAATCTCCATTAGATGTATTTCTACCAAATATTCCAGAAACATTTCCGCTTCTTGTTGAAGATACTATTCCAGATGCAATTCTTGATCCTGCACTATTATCATCGTCAACTGCTTTACCAACTAATACGGATTCATTAAATATTGTTTTATCAATATCGTAAACAATTGAAGCGAGTCCCAGCGTTGCTGGATTTGTATATCCACCAGCAACAGCCGCATCAACTTCAATATTATCAGCATTAGAACCAATGCTAACAGCGTTAGTAACAGTTGATGGAGGATTTATTACACTTAATCCAAATACTTTTACTCCTTCAGTTTCTCTTGTTCCAGAACCTAAATCTCCTTCAACTCTAATTGGTTGAATGCTTTCTAAATAACGATTATTATCAAGTTCAATTTGTCGTCCACCACACAATATTGTCCCAAGAACATCTCGTCCTACAACAGCAGAGTTTTTAATTACTGATTGATCTGCATAAAAGAAATGAACATAATATTGCGCGTCAGAATCGGGATACATTATTGATGTATTTGTTCCTGTTGCATAACAATCAAGATTCTCAATAATTATTCTTGCTGGAGGAACATCTTCGTTTGGAGTTCCACTAAGAATTCCGTGTCCAGTGGCAGATGTTATTGCAGAATCAACTACATTGATTCCAATTGGAATATTGGTTCCTGATGTTCTTCCAGTATATGTTCCATCAGTAATAACAATTCCATGCCCTATATTTTGACTTATTCCTATTTGCTTTATTGAATGTATATAGCTTCTTGAAGCAATTACTAAAGCATCATTTGGTTGATTGTGAATCCAAACATTTTGTATTTGAGCAAACTGTGTATTCCCAGTCGGGACATCATTTGGTTCAATCCAAATTCCATAATTTTGATCGTTTCTTGTAAGCCCAAGAGATGCGTAATTCGCTCCTGTAATTCTTCCATTTACATATGTTCTTCTTGCGTTTGTTGCGCCAATATTAAAATCTTTTAATTCGCAATGAGATTCAAGTATTCGGATACATGGACCTAAAGTATTTCCAAATACAATTTGAGTTGATCCATTATTATTTATAGACCCGTCTCCTACAATTCTAATTCCATCAGTTAATTGTAAAGTTCCATTGCAAAGATACCTTCCGCTCGGAATATATACTGTCCCTCCGCGAGTGCTTAATGCTGCTATTGCATTTTGAAATGCAGTGAAATTATCAGTTCCAGTTGTGCTATTCCAATCTCCGACAGCACCAAAATCTTTTACATTCATCACATCAGCAAACCTGTTAGCCAATGTTCTTGCGGCATTCGATCCAGTTGCCGTCACGCTGGAGCTATTCAGACCTACAAAGCTATTTGCCGTGACTACGCCAGCATTGCTCACAGTCATCTGGTCAACGCCACCTACGCCTATGATTGCCTGTGTTCCGTCTACTGATGCTTTAATGTTTGCGCTCATAATTAGTATCTCGTAATCCGACCTTCTTTTTTAGCTTTCTCGTATTCTTCCTTGGTTACTTCATTCCTTCCCCAAGGAACTTGTTTTTGTTCAAGATTAGATTCAAGAGTTTTTTCTGAAAGTTCTTTTTCAAGTTCTAAAATACCATTATCTCCAAGAACATCTTTAACCCAAGAAATAAGTTTGTCTTCTGTAATTTCATTAAACTCTGTAAATTTTCCCTCTGTAGGTGCATTTAATTTAATTGTTTTAGAGATCATTGATTTTTGATCATCTACATTAAATGTAACAAATACAATTGTCCCAGAAATAAGTTCGCTTGATGTTTTAAGATTTGTAATTTCCCAGTTCATGATTCAAAATATATTTCTGTAGGCCCAATTTTGTTTGTTGTAAATGAGGCAGCTTCATATTGCCCTAAAACAATATTTGCTGCTGTTTTTGTTCTTATATTTCCAGACCCATTATTGATTGTAATATTATATGCGTTTGGATTTACTATTGTAAATTTTGTTCCGTTTGGTAATTCTCCCGGTGCGGTTGGAAAAAAACCACTAATACTATCGGCAACATTTCCTTCTCCTGTAATTATTACAGTTCCTGCTGCAATTCTTACTGATCCACTTACAACTGTGAAATTTGCAACACCATTAACATGAAAATGAGTATTTGAAAATGAAAAAGAATCCATTATGACATATTCATTTTGTCCTATCCAATATGTTCCGCCTCGACTTGCTGAAGTAACCATTGTGGTTATGTTATTAGAGTTTGCTGCTCTAATAAACACTCCAGTTGTTCCTGCGCTAATATCAAATGCTGGAAGAGTTAATGCTGGTTCAACATAGAAATTGTCAAAATAAATTCCTGTTAAATTTGGTGATACACAATCAACGATTTGAGTAAGATTAATTGCTCTAAAATTTGTGCATTCAAAATTTGTAGTTCCATTTATTAATTCAAATCCTTTTTTCGTTCCATCTCCTCCAAAAGCGCAGTTTTTGAATGCAATGTTTTGGCATCTAATATATGCGTTTGATTGAGTTAATCCAGAAACTAATGGATTTGAGCAATTACTGTATGATTCTAAATTATCAAAAACAATTCTATAACAACTTCCTCCAGATGGAGAAATGCAAACACCAAATCCTCCATTACTTGTTGACCTGCAAGAATTAAAATTAACCATTCCAAGTCTATCTGTTGTAACTCCAGCATAAGTTCCATCATCAAGAAGAATGCCGTGACTCCTATTGTTCTGAAAAGAACATTGCTCAACAATGCTATTTAATGCAGATTTTGCAATATACACACCACAATCAGGTTGATTGTCAATCAACACAGATTTGATATATGTTAGCGTTGTTGTTCCAGAATCATTTGTTCCAGCTATTTGAATTCCATGATTATTACTATTAGTAGTAGCAAGCGCAAGCCTTGCTCCTATTGCCGTAATAAATAAATTTTCAATCCTACAAGCCCTTTGTTTTATTTGAAAAACTGGCCCATTTGTATGTTCTGCTGAAATTGTTGTCGTTTGATTCCCCGCTCCAAAAATGTATTTCCCTACTGAACTTAAATTTAATGTTGCGGAAATTTTGTAATTTCCTTGAGGAATGTAGATATATTGTTTAGGACTGTTAATTGCATTTTGAATTTCATCTGTGCTATCAACTACTCCAGTAGGATCAGCACCGAAATCCAATACATTGGCCACATCGCCAAACCTGTTAGCCAACGAACGAGAAGCAGTGCTTTCAGTTGCAAGAGCAGTAGCACTTGATGCGTTGCCAGACAGTGTTCCTCCACTCACACTTCCTGTAAAGGTAGCGTCAGTTCCGTTAGTTCCGTTCTCTAAAACTTTACTTGTGCCATTACTCGCAAATACATCGCCCGTAACATTGCCCGTGACGTTAGCTGTAATGCTGCTTGTGGCAAAACCTTGCGGAAACGATACAACGCCAGTGTTGCTCACATTCAGAACATCCTGCGTAGTTGCGCCTGCATTGCCCCGTGCCAGCTTAATCGTGCCGTCTGGTGACGATGGCACTGCCAGCGTAAAATTATCTGTTGCTGTTCCCGATTGTCCAATCTGGACTGCATTTGCTTTAATGAGACTCATAGTATTATTTAGCTGTCCATCCAGTAGCTGTTGCTGCTCCAGATGTTTTAATATACAAAGTTGTTGATACTCCTCCAGAAATATTAGTATAAATGCTTCCGACAGGTGCTGCAACAACTCCTTCGGGTGAACCTGTGCCTGAAGTAATTACAATATTTGTAGGCAAATTAACACCTTTATCGTTTAGTGTAATTCCAGAATTTCCGTCAAGTATTAGTGACATAATATTATACGATTGTGTAAACGCTGCCTGATGGAACTGTTAATGTAACTCCGGGGGTTACTGTGATTGGCCCGGCTGACATTGCGTTGCGTCCTTCGGTGATCGTATAGTCAGTTACCATTATTTGGTCATTCTCGTAGAATACTCCAAAAGTATTTCCACCCACTGGAGCCTTGCCGCCCGTTGCACCTCCAGACGCTTCAACTGCGACACGGGCATAGTAAGCTGCACGATTTACAATCTCATTCAATGCCGCCTCACTTGGGCCGCACGGATTGCATTTAGAACTTCTGGAATTTCCGCAACTCATAGTTTTTAATATATTGATTGCTTTTTATTCTTTAGGCAAGAACTATTTTTTTAATTGTGCCTCCCTTGGGTTCTGTAACATGACCATTATCCCACAATATTTTTCCTTTGCCAATATGTGTTCCCTTGCTCTTGGGATTGTCCCTGCGCGATACTCGCATCCCTTCTGCTGGGGGCCATTTTATCGTTAACGATACTTTCTCTTTGGTTGGCTTTTCTTTTTGAACTGGTCGATAACCGAAGACAGTAACCTTTCTTTTCAGTTCTTCGTTCCAATAAGTGATAGCTTTCTTTTCTACCTGCCCACCTTTAATGGCAGATGACAATTGTTCAGCTACTCTTTCTGGACTGCACTCTAATTGTTCAGCAATTGTTTCGCGGGTATCCCAACCGCTCGGCCATTTGTAATGCTCTTTGTTATGAGCTTCTACTATTTTGTTCCAGTTTGCCATTGGTTAGTCCTACAAAAAGATAGGCCAAGTTCCAGTTCTTCCGCGCTTCGCATCGAACAGAAAGTATGTTTGTTGTGGTGGCTCAAACGCCGCTTTGATAGCAATGCTATATGCGTTGTGGCCTACGAGACTTCCGTTGCTAATCCATTTAGGATTTTGTTGAGAAGTATGCCAGTGACCGAAAATGTCAATGTCCGCTGACCTACCTTTATTCCAACTCGAAATTGCTTTTTCTACGGGTACGGTCAAACCGCCCACGCCCCCTTGATATTTCAATCCATCACCATGATGCAGTCGGAATGTTTTTCCAAACACTTCAAGGTATGTGTGGTAGCTTTCTCCTACAATCCATTCTACGCCTTCAATCTCTTGCTCCAGCAATTTGTAAAGAAGCCACTCGTAGCTGTTCTTGTAAGCTGTGCTATGCCGAGGTTTGATGGTAGTCCTGCCGTGATTGCCGATTGAACATGGAATGATAATCCGTTCAAAGTTTCCTTCTTTTTTAATCGTGTTGATTAGCTTGGATAGCTTTTGACGTAACCAAAGAATTGTTTGAGTAGGTGACAATTCGTTTTCCTCGCGGAGTTCTTCGTGAATGTATCCCGTCATTAAATCGCCCAAAAGTGCAAGAACCAAGATAGGAATATCGCGTCCTACTCGTTCAATTTCTGTTAGTCGCAAAATAGCTTGAGTAGCTTTTTCAATGCGACGATCTGCAACTTCAAGATTAAAATTGTTTAAGTGTGAAACTGTTCTTGGATCAACTTGTTCTTCAACGTGCCAATCCGACAATACAGCTACCGCCGCGCTTGATACGCCTCGCGCAGATTCAATTTTGTATGTGTCTTTTTTAAACTTGTCTTCCTTCAATGCAGATACAATTCCAAGCTGCTTGTCCAACTCTTCTACTGTTTGTTGGTAGCGTTTGATTTGGTTTTTGTAATCCGCGATTTCTACTTCATGGGATTTCTTTGTAGCATCCCGTTCGATTTGTTGCCATTTATTCATTTGTTTTTTTATCGTTTACGATAATTCCGTTAATAGATACGGAATCGTTTTTTGGTTATATCTATTCATTTCAGAATAGACAAGATTTATGAATCCATCCCATTGCGGCGGGTAAATTGTTTGACACCCTTCCGAAGAAGTTGATTTGTAACTTCCCTTATGGATGTTGATAGCGATGCCCATATCGTCTCCAGTAATGTCTCGCGTGACAGGTAGTTCTTCTTTGGCGTTAGCAGGTCGCAACGCTGGATAGCCGCCTCCGGGCTTAGAGATACCATGATTCCCTTTACGGAAGCGATGGACACCCGTTTTAAGAACCGCGATACCTTTCCTAAAAACAGAAGGATCGGTATTAGCGTTAAACGTAGCGTGAACAGAAGGGGATAGTAAAATAATCGCATCATCATAAATTCCCCTTTGATTGCCAGATGGCGCAAATGTTTCAGAGTAGTATCCTCTTATTCCTACCAGCGCAACGCGATCTTCAATTCCCGCACGGATAACCATGCCGAGAGTTTTTTCTTTCGCCTGCTGCGGTCTGGAGTTAGGAACCATTAGCCTTTACGGATAATATTGATTAATCCAACAAGGCCAAGTCCTGCAACAAGAATAGCCTCTTGGAGTTCTGGTTCAAGCTTAACTCCTGCTGCCGTAGCAATCAGAATCAAACCGCGCCATGTAGAATTCTCGCTTAACTTTGCGAGCAATGCGTTAATTGTTTTTTTCATTTCTTTGTTCCTTTTGGTTCAGGCAGTTCATATGTCAAACGCCCGTAGTCTGTATCTAGTGAAACTCCAAGTGTTGTGCATCCACTCAAAAATGCCATTGCGAGAAATGCAAGCGAGATGATAATCAGTCCAAGTGCGATTTGTTTAGGGTTCATTTGTTTTTATTCCAGTTGCGAGCAAGGACGATAAGTGACCCGATACCAACTGCGATACCAACAAGAAGAGATACGATGCGTAGCCATGCCTCAACTTCTGGCAGCAATGAAATGCCAACTGATGTTGCCGTTGCCAATACTCCTGCCATTCCCGCGTTAAACGAGTGTGTATCCATTATTCGGGTTTTTCTGGTAGTGTTGAAAAATCAACTTCGCTTGCGAGTTTTATGATTGTTCCTTCTTCTGGAATCCACCCATTTGCATCAGCGGTATCCAACACTATGATGTTTTCCAACCAGTTTCCTGCCTCGTTAATAATTGCGTATCGTTCTAACATATTAGTAAAAAGTTGTTACAATCATAAATCCGTTGCCGCCATTTCCACCTGCGCCAGAGTTGCCGTTTTGCGATGCTCCACCACCGCCACCGCCAGAACCAAATCCTCCTGCGCCACCATTGCCGCCATCACCAGTAGTATTTGATCCACCGCCGCCAGCGCCAGTTCCTACTTGGGAAATGTTAGTTGGATTAACACCTGCACCACCATTGCCGCCACCAGATGTTCCAGCAGCACCAGTAGCAAGTGATGCTCCATAATATGAATTTCCGCCTGCTCCACCAGCAGATGTTGCAACTAATCCGGGGCTTGTAATAGTTGCTCCACTTGCAATTGTTGCAGTTGTAACAGCACTTAATGTAACAAC